TTTGTGAAATTCAATAATTTTTTTAAAATTTGATTGCATATTTAATAAATATTATGTTTGTTTAAAGTTTAATTCATTTTTAATTATTTCTTCTATTGTAATTTTTGTAATTTTTTTTACCATGATTATTACCATTATTTGTATTAGGAGCACCAAAAATATTTTTTAAGAGATAAGCACCTGTTGGTAGTAAAGTTACTGTAGCAATGATAGTTGGAATTTCTCGAGATATACCAAGATCTCCAATTGGACACATTCTTTCAGCAGCTTTAGTCCAACGAACATATTGGTCACATTGATGATCATGGCCATACCATATTTTATTAGTTACAAAATTAAAAAAAGCATCAGTTGCCCCATTTGACATATATTCACCTCCATGACAATATTTAGAATAGTTATATCTAAGCCATTCACGCATAGGACATGTAATTAGTGTAAAAACTATAAAAGTAATAAACCAAAGTTTAGCTAAAGAAACTGATTTCTGAAACAGATAGTTTGGTTGTAAAAATGATAAAAAGTAAACAAGTTTATCTTCATTGTTTTGATTACTACGATTATTTTGACGATTATTCCCATAATTATTTTGATGATTATATTGATTGTTATTCCCACGATTTCGTCTGTTATTTCTACGATTATTTCTTTGTTGAACTGGGGCAGGAGAAGGTTCATGGGAATTTTCTATAATATTATCATTATCATCAATAATTAATTCTTCAACTTCTTGTGGAAGTTCTATTACAACTTCTTCGACTTCGACAGGTTCTATTACAACTTCTTCGACTTCGACAGGTTCTTCTCCACTATTAAGCAAATGATTTTCATCATTAATATTAACGGAATTGCTTCCATTTAAAAACATAGACTGACTATCAGTTAGATTTTCTTCTTGTTCACTCATTGTGATAATTATGTTTTTTTAAATGAAATCAATTTTAAATTTTATATCTAAATAAATATTATAAAGAATTATGGCAAAAAAATTAGATATTTCAGAAACTTGTAATAAATTAGATAAAGTTATTAATATTGGTAAAGTTCCTAAAGGATATGGTGATATTTCAACATTATCTACACAAGTATTAAAAAACTGTATTAATATGAAGGAAAAATTAGATAGTATATCCAAAGAATTAAAATTATATATACCTAAGAAAGGTGGTAAGAACATTCGAAAACACAAAGGAATTATTCAAACTGGAGGAAATAAAGGTCGTTTAAGAAAAGGATACAGATATTCTGGTAAAAAGTTTAAAAGTGGATTACCACAAATTGTAAAATGTAAACAAAAAGGAGGAAATCCAGCGTGCCAACCAAAACCTTGTCCTCCACCTTCACCTATTCCAGAACCAGATTGTCTTGAACCACCATGTATTCCACCAGTTCAACCACCTTGTTTTCAAAATTGTCCCGAACCAATGGAATAAATAAACTTAAAATCGATTTAAAAGAATCTTAATAAATTATATAATAAAATTTTTTTAAAAAATGTTAGGAAATCATCAATTTAATATGTACTATCAGGATGGAGGATATCCTGAAGAAATTATAATTAATTTTGATAAGAAGGATACTATTATTAATTCTTTGATAAAATCTTTTAAGAAAGATAAAAAAAAGATTGAAGAACAATTAACATCTTATATTGTTGATTTTATCGATGGAAATCGCCAAAATAAAGATTATGAATATGATGTTTATTGTTGTAAATATAATCAACTTGGTAAATTAATTCCTCATGTTGCGATTATTGCTATTTCTTTGGATGAAAAAGATGAGCGAGAAACTTTAGGTAATATTATAATGTTTAGTGATCTAATCTTAAAAAAATTTTTAGAATCAAAACGTTTTCAAAAAGCGTGTGGAATTATATCTGATATAGAATGTCATTGCGTACAAGAATCATCAAGTTCTAGAGGAATGAATTATGATACAGATTTTCTTTATAAAAATCCTTGGAAATATTCTCATTATTGGAGAATGAGAGGTTGGTTATCATTAACCGAATCAACTACTGAGGATTGGGATGTAGAATCAGATTTTACTCCTGATTTAATTTAATTAAAATAATAAAAATCCAGTCCCGATTTTAATATAATATTAATTTACAAATTCATCATGTTCTTCAACTCCAGATTCATCAATACCAAAACGAATAAATGGTCTAACTTTTTTATTACTAAATGGCCAACCATTAACCAAAACTTGTAAAATATACGAACAAGTTTCAATCCAGATATCAATCTTTGGTGTAGGCCATAAAGTAATACCAGTTCGGCAAACATCAGTAACTCGTTGTTTAGCAGATTTTCTTCCAGAACCTCTACAAAAGTCTTTAAAGATCATAGCACAAGTACCTTTAACCATCATTTTCATAGTCTTTTCAAAATAGTGCTGTCGCGGACAAATAATGAAACGCATATAATCAATATTATCAAAAAGTTGATGCCCATCATGAACGATACCATTACAATCTTCCCATTCAATATCAAGATTATGTTTTCCTTCCAAAATATTTTTTCCATATGGAACAATACTTTTTTGCAATTCTTTTAATTTTTGTCTAAGTTGTTTGTGAGAATTACCTTCAGTATCATTTAAAATGACATAACATTTTGCTTGCCGAATTCCCATTCGGGTATTATCTTGTAATTCGGGAGATGGGACATAACATAAAATTTGGACATGTTGTCCATAAATATAAGAATCTGTTAATTTAGCCAAATCAATATTTAATGGAGTACATTCTTCAATTACCAAAGCATTTGTACGCAATTTTTCATTTGAGTTTCCTTTATAGCGACAAGTATTCAACCATTGTGTTTTTTCTGTTTCATACATATAACTGTAAACCTCCTCTAAACTATCTTTATCATAATCCACCATCATAAATTCAACATTATATTGTTGATAATCCACTTCCGTCAAATTAAATTTTTCATGTGTAAATCTACTCATAAACGTTAAATTTTTATACAATTGTGATTATATCTCTAAAAACTCGATTTTAATTTTAATTAAATCCGAGTCCTTAATTAAATAATCTATTTAAAATAGTTATTTACATCCTTTATCATTATAGGGGTCCATTGACTAATATTAACAAAAGATTTCTTCTTAACTATTAATGAATTATTCGTTGTTGAATAATATCTTTTAAAAATTTGAGTAATAACCTTACCAAGTAATGGTCTATTTGAAGGGTATGAACATTTAGATACTAAATTAAATTTTATTTCTACAATAGGTCCATATGTTCCAATATCATCTAAAAAACGAGAATAATTAGTATGATTTGGATCTTTACTATTAAGAACACCTGGTTCAATAAAATGTATGAATGCTTTAATACCGTGTTCATGGACGCGTCTCTTAGTAATAGAATAACTTTTATTATTCCCAGCATATGCTGCTCTTAAAATATGTTGTTTTTTATAAAAAGTTCCAGATTTAGGTATAGGATAACTAAACTCTGTAATAAGAGTTGCTATATCCTTGTTCATATTATTTACCATAGACGTAATAATATTAATCACTAATTTACTTTCATCTTTCCCAAAACGTATTCTTTTAATGATACCAAGCAAACCATTTTCCGTTAAATAAGCATCTTTACGATAACTGATATCAATAGAATGTATCTCGATTATTCTTTTTCCTTTAGGTTTATTAACACTTGTTTGTCGTTTTCTGCGTCGTCTTTCCACAATAGGTTGCCAACGATTATTATTTTGAACTACTTCCGCAACATCTTCTGCAATTTCGTCAACCATATTATCTTGAACTTTTGCTACTTCGTCAACCATATTATCTTGAACTTTAAAAAATTTAAAAATTGCTAGTGATAAAGCAATTAAAAAACCAAATGTAATTGTTCCAATGTCTAGAATTACTTGTTGGGTAGTATATACCAAAGTCATGAATTTTTTTATTCAATCATTAAGAATATTAAATAATTTCTTTTTCAATACATTACTAGAAACTTTAAAAATCAATTTTAATAATTTTTAATAAAGACTAAAGTCAAAATTATATTATTAGTATTAAATAAGGTAGAATATTATGGAGGATTGCTCAATTTGCTTAGAAAAAATTATTAAAGATATTTCTAAAGGCGGTTCTAAAGTCATTTTAGAATGTTCTCATAAATATCATTTAAATTGTATTCATCTAAACATAACAACAGGAATCACTCCAAAAAAATGCCCATTATGCCGAAGTATAATTCATTCACATAAAATTTCATTTAATTTAAATAAGGATTGTAAAGAGGAAGTAAAAAAAATGAAAAATATTCTTGATATATTAGATAAGAATAAACTATTTATTAATATTTTTGGAAGACATATGAATATAATCCCATTTAATAATATTTTTAATAATAATTCTGAAAATAGTAATGATTTTTTGATAAATCTTGATAATTTTTCTGTCGATTTTTGGTGAAATTATTAATATAGAATATTAAATTTGATATTTATTTATATAATATAAGTAATTACAGATAATTTATTATATGTTAAAATCAAATGGATCGTATTATTAACAAAGTAGGTGTACATAATTTACAGTTTTTTGATAAACATGATATAAAATGTTATAAAGAACATAAACTTTGTCGTTGTTTAACAATAAAAAGTTTACAAAAAAAATATAAACCTCGTTCTAAAAATGATTTAAGAACAACAATGCATTGGGGTCAAAGAAAATTGTTAATGACTGAAATCGATTTTTTAACTCAATATTCAACTGAAAATGATTTAGTTTTATACGTAGGTGCTGCTCCAGCAATACATACACCATTATTGTCTAAATTATTTCCTACTCTAAAATTTATTTTAATTGATCCAATGAAATTTACTATTCATGAAACAGAATATATTAAAATAAGAAGAGAATATTTTACAGATGAAAAAGCAAAAGAATTTATTGGTAAAGATTTTTTATTTATTTGTGATATTAGAATTTCAAATGATGAAAAAAATTATAAACCAACTGAACATGAAGTAAAGATGGATATGCTTATTCAACAAAAATGGGTAGAAATAATGAAACCAAGATATAGCATATTGAAATTTAGATTACCATGGGATCAAAAAACTTTTGAATATTTAGATGGAAATATAACTATTCAAGCTTGGGGTCCCCAAAGTAGTACTGAAACAAGATTAATTATTGATAATTCATTAGAAAAAAGAGTATGGAATTGTGAAATTTATGAAAATCAAATGTATTATTTTAATACGGTTACTAGATGTCAATATTATCCACATAATATTATTGCTCCAGGAATAGATCATTGTTATGATTGTAGTTCAGAAATAGATATTATTAGGAATTATCTTAAAATTTTTGAACCAAATAAAAATAACGATAAAACTATTATAAAAATTATTCATAAAATTTCAAAACATTTAACTAAAGGAGAAGGAAGTTTATCTGGATATTATTATTATAAATATTTAAATTACAATAATAATCTAAAAAATTCGATTAAATACAATTTAATTAGTTTAATTCATCAATTAAATATAGTCCAAGATAGGAATAATATAGAAAAATTTACTAAAATATTTGAGGATATTAAGAAAATAATACTAAATGAATCTATAAATAATGAATAAAATTGATATTTATAAAATAAACCAATAGTAATTATGCTTACAGAAGAAATTGCTCCTATTGATGATGATAATACAATGTTACTATCAAGTTCAAATGAACATTGTCGATATTGTTTTACAAAAATAAATGAAAATTTTAGTGCTTGTTTATGTCAAAGTACCTTATGTCAATCTTGTCTTGAGAAGGAACTAATCATGACAAGCGAAAGAACTGTGAAAAAATTGAAATGTACTGTATGTCATATGGAATACAAAATTAAAAGAGATAAAAAAATGGTATCATTCTCTGAAATTAAACAATACATAAAAAATAAAATTTGTCCATGTAGTGGTAATGCTTATTTGCATTATGAATTAATAGATGTACAAAGATATACTACTCGTGTTGGAATGTGGTCAATCATGTTATCTATTAATATATGGCAGGTAACTTCTCCAATTATTGCTTATTTTGTAAATTACTGGTTACTAGAGTTAGTATATAAGTTAATTAATTATGATAAATTCCCATCATTTGAATATATTGAATATTTTACATTAATTTTTTGGATTCTAATGGTTGGTGGTGCTTGTTTAGTTGATACTTGTATTCATATTTGTCAATTACAGTTTCAAAAATTTTTAAATTATCCATTTATTTTTTTGAATATAATTTGTGCAATTTTAAGAATAAATTGTATTGGTCTTTTTTGGGGTTTATATATTAGATATCATTATGGTAATATTATCAATCATGTAACCAGTATGATGTATATGATATTATTTATATGTATATCATTTGGTCATATAGTAACTTCATTAGTAGTTTGTTGGGCAAAGGCTAAAGTTGAATTATCAGATACAAATAATTATTTTGTAAATGAAAGTGGTCCATTGGAATTTACAGAATTTGATCCATACCCAGGAACTACTACTTTAGATGTTGAAGATAATATTTTAAATACATTTCGGGTTTATCATATTGATGGTTAAAATATTTACAAATATTAGATAATTTATATGAAAATTGATATAATACTATATATAAAGATAGCATTACTTTAAATAAATAATACAATTAAATATGTCTCAAAAAACAAAGTTTGAAATTATTACTGAAAAACATCCTGATACTGAAGATATTGAAGAAGATATTGAAGAAGATGTTGAAGAAGAATTTGAAATAGAAGAGGAAGATGATAGAGAAACTTCTTCCCAAGATGATGAAGAAACTGTTCCCCAAGATAATGAAGAAGATTCAAATATTATAATAGATAATGAAGAAGTAGAAGAATTAGATGATTTATATCATTCTTATAAACATTTAATTGGCCAAGTTGTTAAATTTAATAAAGAAATTCATACAATGATGACAATTCTTCGTTATCAATATGATTATTATAGTTGGTGGAATATTACAGTTAATATTATGCTTATAACAATGTCATCTATTATTACATTTTTAGAATCTTTACGTGCTAATGTAACATTCAATGAATCCATAACTCTTATATTTAATATTACAACAATTACATTTGGTTTTTTAATTGCTTTATCACTAGCAATTTTTAAATTTTTAAAAGTTCAAGATAATATGGAATCAGTTAGATCAGGTATTTTAACTTTAGAGATGCCATATCAGGAAAGTTGTAAAATTTATTTATGTATCTGTAATAAAATTTTTGGACAAATGTATAGTATAACGCGTCAAAAAAGAGACGGCCAAATTGAACCACCAAATGATTCCGATGATAAACAAATGAAAGAAAATATTCAAAAATTAAAAGTAGAAGAAAAAGAAAAGGCTAAGGAAGGATATGAGAAATTTTTAGAAGAATGGAAGCAGACACGAACTAAATCAATTTTTCCTGAATTACAAGTTCAACAATTATTAACTCAGATGCAATTATATGATTATTGGAAAAAATATTTGCTTCAAGATTTAAAAAATATTAAGATGGTTAATAGAAGAAATTTTGATATTAAATTATACGAAAGTTCTCAGAATAAGATGACATCCTTAAAAATGGAAATGATGACTAGAATGAATGAATTAGTTGAAGAAAGACGAATAAAAAATTTAAATGTAGAAGAAATTGAAAATATATGGAAGGGTGATATGATCTTATTAGATCGTTTACAAGAAAATTATGACAAAATTATGGATCAAACTAAAGGTGATAAAGTAAGATTTTGTCCAAGAGAATGTTTTTGTCATCGAACTATGAATAGTTGTTGTACTTCATTACGTAATATGTTTCGTAAGTGTGGTTGTTGTTGTTGTAAAAAAGATGAGATGGATCCAGAAGATATTGAAATGATTTTAAAAGCAAGATATGATGAATATGGAAAATTGATAGTTAATTATAAAGAAAATAAAGATTATGATGAAGAACAACCAAGAATGAAGATCTAAATATAATTAATTACAAATTGATAATATTATATTAAATATAGTATACTAAAATATTATGAATTTTTGTCAATTTGAAAAAGATCCTTTAGCAAATCTTAAAAAGAAAAATATATCATCAGCAAAAAAAACTAAAAAAATATCTAAACCTAAAACTAAACCTAAAATTAGTAAAAAAGTATTCCGATCTAAACAGGTTAGCAAAAAAGTTCCTGCTGTCGATAATCAACCGAAAATAGAAAGTATGATTGAAAATCAAGTTCAAACTAAGTTTACTAAGTTTACTGGTGATTTTCAAAAAATAATGACTGAAATGAAAGATGCTTCTACAATAATGACTACTCAAAGTAAAGGTAGTGCTAAGGTAGAAAATGATATTGATAATATCAAGGAAGTTATACAAGATATAATTAAAAACCAACTTCCAGAGATTAGAGAAGATCGTCGACATTCAAAGAAAGATTTAAATTATCTTAATGATACTATGAGACAAGTAATTAATGATATATCAGAATTACGACAGGATATTGCTAAAATAAAAGAAAATACTGAAGAAAAACAAGAAGAAGTAGTTGTAATAGAACCAGTTGCAGAAGAACCAGTTGCAGAAGAAAATGAATTTACTGAAGTTCATAATCAAATTGTTGGGACAACTAATGTTGTAGCAGTTGTTGAAAAAATAGAACCAACAACAGAATTAACTGAAAAAACTTCTGATGAAGCTAACTAATCTTGGTTCATTTCGTTCTCTATTTCTTATTC